AAAAGTGATTGGACGATGTCGGTTGCCATGTTTTAGTCCTTAGAAACCAAGAGGAGCGCCAGTCATTGGATTGACGCCAGCACCGTATCCAGGCGTGGCGAACCCACCACCACCACCAAACATCTTACTCACCCCTTGTGCAAACATAGGATTCTGCGCGAGCCCTTGCAGCGCAGAGGCAAACGGATTGTAGGCATCTGCCGAGGCTTGCGAGCGAGCAGCGCCTGTAAGCCCTGTCAACTGTGCTTGCGCCGCAGCAGGACTCATCCCCCTCGCACCAATGTTGATGCCAACATTCAGCGGTTGCTGGGCCAAGTCTTCCAGACCCGTTGCGCCACCCAAGTACGCCTGATACGGAGCCAGAGCGCCGACTTGGCCACGGCCGTACAGGTCGTACAGTTGAGCGCCGGTGCTAAAGAGGCCCGTGCCAAAGGCCAACTGGCGCTGCCCTGCTTCTTGCGCCGATGCAGCCAGAGCGGCGTCCTGCTGGGCTAGAGCGTTGTAGTACGCCTCCAGTTCAGGATTGGCAGCGCTAAGACCCATACCGCCACCAGGACGCAGCCCGGTGCCGCCAACTGCCAGACCGCCTCGACCTGACTGGAACAATTGATTCTGAATGCCAGCGTATTGCCGCTCACGGCTAGGGGCCAGTAAAGCCTGTTGGCTCGCCATGTACTTGGCGGCGACTTGCTCTGGCGTTTCGGCCAGATACTCTTGCCCCAGGCCGAAGAGGCTCGCGCCTGCGCCTGCCAGCGGGGCAAACCTGCCGGGGGCCATTTCAGCTTCTGTCAGTCCCTGGCCCGCCAAACCTAGCAAGCGCTCTTGCATCCCCCTAAACTCAGGTGCAAGTTGGTAGCTCGCGCCCGAAACGCGCCCTTCTGGGTCGTAGTCAAAAGCCGACTGACCAAAGCGCGTCGTGATGCCTACCGGGCGAAAGCGTGCTTCCTCGGCAGAGATTCGTGCGGCGTCGCGCTGCGCGGCGGCTTGTGCTTCTGCGGCTTTTTGTGCGGAACGACCGCCCATCAAACCACCAACAAGTTGGGTGCCCCCAACAATTGCGCCAGTTACTGGATCAGGCATTTCCAAACTCCTTCAAATAATCTTCAAACTTCTCGCCATACAGCTCCATGACATAGCGCGAAAGGTCTTTAGCTTGTTTTGCTGAGTGGCAGAGAGTAACGGCCATCAACACAACGTCGTAGTATCCGGCTCGCCAGACAAATGATCTGGCATCTGCTTTCCCATCTCTTTCCGCTTGGTCAGAGGCTTGCCACTTCAACACCATTGTCGCCATAACAGGAAGCAGGCTGTTTGCATTGGCTTGCCAAAATGCGTTCTGATGCATCCCAACAAGAGAATTCCAAATGACAATATCCAGGTCTTCTCGCTTGACTTCATCTCCATCAGCAACATCGTCAAAAACTTGTATGGCATCCCATACCATCAAAAGCCATTCAATGGCTGGCGCAGGAAGGCCAAACCTAACAAAGTTTTCAACGAGCCAGTCTTTACTTTTCACGCAGTCCTCTTCCACATATAAACCGTGATGTACGGCTGGTAGTTGGCGTTGGTGCCGCTAGAACCTGCGCTTGCAGTTGTTCCAGAATATGTGTGATCATGAGAGCCAGCATTGTTTGTTAAATCAACAGCTCCGCTTCCTGTACCACTGTAATTTCCCTTTGTATAAGTAGCCCCCGTCCCAAAAATACCAATAGTTCCAATGGTTTCTTCGTGTTGGTGGTTTCCAATAGTAGAAGTAGTTCCGCTGAATGTGTGCGTGTGGGTCGGCAATGTCGCATCCGCAGAACCACCCGTTTCTTCAGCCGTATCAAACAACGCATTAGCGGCGTTAAATCCAACCGGCACGCGCCCTGCGCCAAATGCCGACCAAGTTCCAAAGCCAAGCAGCGTGCCGGGGTTGGTGCTGTTGGTGGCATTGATGTAGATGGAGCCAACCGGATGCAGCGCCGCCATAGCGGCCTGCACAAATGCAGTAGTAGCTAGGCTTGTATCGTTGTCGCCAAAGGATTGCGTGACGCCAACAGCCCCGGAGGGAAGCGTAACGGTGCCTGTAAAAGTAGGCGAAGCCAGATCAGCCTTTGTCGCCACCGCAATAGCGATATTGGCAAACTCGGTGTTGATCTCCGTGCCCTTGACGATCTTGAGCGGATCGCCAGATGACAGGTTATCCTTGGTCGCAAAGTTTGTGCTTTGAACGTAATCGCTCACGATAATTTCCCTTCCTTAGCCTGAATTTCGATCTTCTGGATCGACATAGACGCGCCGTTGATGTCGCTCTCGTAACCTGTTTGCACCACTTTCCCGTTGCCACTAGCTGAAGTTTGCAATTGTTGCAACGCAATGCCATCAGAATACTGGGCGACAGGCACACCGTTAGCGCCATATTCGGCAATGCCGTACTCAGATTCGTTTTGAGTCGGGATCAACATATTGGCCGACAAGTAGTTTGTCGAAAAATCAAATCCCCACTTTGCTGTGACGTACTGGTTGGAGCCGCCGATAACGATCACCTTCAGGCGCTTCAAAATTGAGGTGACGTTCTGATCGCCCAAATCAGCGTGGTTCGTGTAGTACTGCATCCGATAGGAGGATGTGTGGTCTTGAAAATTGCTGTACTTGCAAACAAAGCCGTTCTTGCCAAGCAGCAGATCACCGTTGCGTCGTGACAGTAGCGCAGTTGGTTCAATGGAGTCCCAAACAGTTACCCTGAATGCGCCATCTTGCAACGAGACGCGAGTGTCAAAGCAATAGACCTCTTTGACGATTGGCAACGTCAAAAGATAGAAGGCTTCTTTTTCAGAATAAACAGACTTGATGTTGGCAAGCGTCTCGCCGCTCACGATGTTCATCAAATCGTTTCGCACGTTTTTCGACAAGTCACCCAGCGGCGCTGACTTCTCGATAATCGTCCTAGCAAAAGAGCGCAGGCCCGAGTTAGACAGGAACAGCACATCCTTGCCGGTGTTTTGAATTGAGTCACGCGCAATGCAACCAATCCCGCCAACCGTGTCACCGAGCGACATAGTCGATGGTGTAGTGGCATTAGCGTAGACCAGAATCTGGCGCTTGCCAAAGATGATCAGGAATCCGTTGTGCGCTGCAAGACCTTGCACCTCATCTGCGCCGTTGGGCCAGACCCGGTCTACGTTGAGCGAACCCGATGTGCCGGTAGACCAAACGTGACCGGCCAGCAGGTCAGAGAAGTACACCGTGTTTTTTATCGTAGATGTATTCGCCACCCACAGGCGACCAAACGCAGCAATCACAATGTCGCCGCTTGGTACGGTGCCAACATAACCAGACTTCTCGCTCACACGGCGATAGGTCGTGGTGCTCACCGCAGGATCAAAGATCAGCGGATCGTGGCCAGTCTGAAAGAAAAAGGTGATGCCGCTCAACGAAGCACATGACCAGTTGTTAGCTGTAATCGTTGGGGTTGTACCCCCTCCCCCGTAGGTCAATTCGGAAACAGCATTGGAGCCGTCGAGCTTAAACAGCTTGTTGTTGCCAGAAAATAAAATTGTTAGTGTGCCATCCGTTTGCACCAGTTCATGGATCACCCCGACGTTGTTAGCGCCCAGGTTGCCAGAAGTGCTGTTGACGCGGCTAAACCCTTTGCGCGAGCCGACGCGACCAAACTGATCGATGATGCAGTTGGTCGCCACCAGCGCAAAACCAGCATTCAAATCAAGAGGCGAGTCTTGAGTGTTCAGCCCGTAGAAACCGGGGGCCGAAATGCTGTAGGTGGAGAGGGGTTCGCTCATATCGCAAAAAACTCTTGATTTTCTGGATAGCGCGTGCCCTCTAGCGCAATGTAATCTGCCAGCATCGAGCGGTATAACTGATAGGCTTCAGACGAGGACAACCCACCGTCTTCGCCGCGCTCAACTAGCGCCCGAGCATATGCGTTTTGCACCACCAGAACATCAGGCACCAGCACAGAAGTGGCGTCCGACGACAGCGTAGCTTGTGGAATCGTTAACGAAAACGGGATTGAGTACACGCCATCGGGTCGGGGAAACAGAACCACCTTGGTGTCGCCACTTGCATCCACACCGTCAAAACTGTAGTAGGCCGGTTGACCTGTCACCGGAGCAGACAAATTCTGGTAGCGATTCATCTCGACAAACGAGATGTTTTGCATCTGGGTCAGGTTGGTGACGTTGAGCACATCCTGCACTTGAAACTTCTGCCCAGCGCCAGTGAGCGAGTAAATGTACGCCGCTGAAGTGGTGCTCAGAGTGATCGTTTGACCTAGCGCGTTCCAGCTAAAAGCATCTTCAATTTGGCGTTTGGCATCGTTGACAAACTTGCCAATGAGCGCCGAGTAAGTGGTTTCCGCATTGGTCGATACTTGCGTCTCGCGCAAGCGAACCAACACATCGTTAATCAGTTGTAGATAGGTCATGTTCTTGTCAGCCCCACTTCTTCAAAGGTTGCTATAAAACTAAAAGAACTGCCCGATTCAGTCGTTATTTTGAGTTTATCGCCTTCTTCCAAAACGATATAGGCATTGCCATCAAACTGCAAATATTCTTTTGATGTAAAGGTGTAGCTAGTTAATATGTCAAGAGTTGTACTGGCACTTGCGTCAAACCATTGAACAGTTATGTGCTTGGTTGCCACGCCTGTGTTGTGGATGTACATCACGGTGAACTTGGCGTAATAGCCCGTTGGACAGGTATAGACTGTCGTATCAACTGCCGCTGTAGGACTAACTCCAACCGATAAGGCTCTCACTTCTTGTTCCTCGCTGAGATCGCTTTAGCTTTAGCTACGGCATCCGCTTTGGACGATGCGCCCCAGGCTTTCAAGGACAGAAGCAAGCGAGTCGGTTCGCCGTCCTTGTACTCAGGCCCAGGCATATTGCCCATTCGCGCTAAGAAGGAGGCCCGTCGAGGGTTGTCGCCACTTTTGACCGGCGCTTTTAGACTGCCGCCGGTAGCAGCATTATAGGACGATCTACCCTTTGCGTTCAAGCCGCCCGTCTTGGCTTGACCCTCTTTGCGCTGCCATGCTGGTGTCTTCATTTCTTCGCCTTTTTGGGCGGCGTGTGGGTCAGGGTCTTGCTTTGCGCCGTGTGCTTTGCGCCCGTCATCAAGACCCCGCCTTCCTTGTGAATCGGGCCTTTGTAGACTTTCCCATCCGGCAGGTAGTGTGTGGCCGTTTTGCTCATCGCTTTGGCTTCTTGGCAGTCTTGGCGGCTTTCTTAAAATCCGCGTTAGTGGGCGCGGCCTTGGAGCCGACTTTGTTCATCTTCTCGCCAGAGCCAGCTTTTATCCGCGCTTGCTTGGCATTGATGTTGGCGTAAAGACCGGGTTTCATTTTTTCTTCGCCTTTCCTGCCTGACTCAAGGCAATGGCGATAGCCTGCTTGGGATTCTTGACCACCTTCTTGTTAGAGGTCAATTCCCCAGCCTTGTACTCGCGCATGACCTTGCTGATTTTCTTCTCAGCCTTGGTCTTCATTTTTTGCCTCGGGTCATCTTGTTGGTCATCGTGCGCTGGCCGCGCATTGGCAGCTTGGGCTTGCCAACAGCCACCATGATGGTGACCGGAGTGCCGCCCTTTTTGGCAGGCGCTTTAGACATTTTGGGTGCTTTGCCGTACATATCGAATCCTTAGTTGATTAACGGTTTACGAGGCCGACCTCGCTGAGGGGGCGGGGCCATAGGCAACGGTCTTGTTTCAGGCTGCACCGGCTCAATCTCATCGACTCGCACATAACCTTGATGACCGCGCATTGAATCGATGTCAACTTGCTGGGTAAAAGTCACCGTGTTGCCACTCTGAAGGCAGCGAAATGTTGCCATTTAAATCCTTAAAAAACAGGGGGCTTGTGGCCCCCTGCTGTTTACACCATGCGGGCCACAACCAGTTTGACGGTTGTCGATGCGAGATCGACAGCGCCGCCAGTGGTGTTAGTGGTAGCAATGGTTACGGTGTTAGCCGCCGAGACGTAGGCGCGGCGAACAAGGCCCGCCTCGTCCACGCCAGCAGACATACCGAGCACCATGTCGCCCAAGGCAACGCCAGGGACGGTTACGGTGTCAGTGGCAGCGCCTTGATCAGCCACGGAGGCCGAGTTCAAGGTGCAAGAGACAGCCCAGGTATCCGAATAGATCCCCCGGAACTGGTCATTCCCGCGACGGGAAGTGACAGCGGTAGCAGCAGCCATTTATATCTCCTTAAAAAGAAGCCCCCCGGCTTGTGGCCAGGGGGAGATTCATTAGGCCGGAACAACCAGTGCAAACAGCGAGGCCGACTTAGCAGCGCCGACAGTTGCGGCGTTACGAAGACCAGCAACACCGTACAGCGTGTCAGCAGTAAACAGCGTGGACAGGTAATCCTGCTTGTACTGAGTCTGCGAACGAACAGCGATCTGCTCAACCAGCACCATCGAGTCGCGGTGGCCCATCAAGCACACACGCGCAGCGGCAGAACCAGAAGTGGTGTCAGCGTTGCTAGTGGTGAAAACAGGGATACCGTACAGGTTGCCGATCTCGCCGTTGCGGATGGCGTTGCCGTCACCCACGAACGCCTGCTCGGTGTAGCGAGCAAGACCCATCAACGTGTTACGGCTGGACGGGGGGATGATGAAGAAACGCTGATCCATCGGAGTGTCGTTGTCGTCCAGACGCTGGATCGTGCGACGGATGGAAGCATCGGTCAGAGCGGTTTCGTTGTTGCTTGCAGCAACGTAAGCCGTCGTGCCGTCACCACCAATGAACGCGCCGGTTGCGTAGGCGTTAGTGCCAGCGCCACCGTTTGACGAGCGACCCAGGTTGATCAGGTCGCTATCCACAGCGCGAGCCAAAGCGTAACCAGCGTCAGCAGTGTAGAACTGGCGCAGAGATGCCAGAGCTTGTGCCTCGGTGATGTCTTCAATGAAACGGCTGTACTCAAAGTGGCGGTTGATGCTCACTTGCACTTCGGACTCGGTATCAGCAATCAGGGTGACAGCCGTAGACGATGCCTTCAAAGATGCAGAGCCACGGGTGGGTGCGGGGATATGCACCACATCACCTTTTTTGCCCTTGAAATTCATCTTCATGACAAGGTTTGCCATCACAAGATTTTTCTTGTAGCTGGCAATGATCTCGTCAGACCAAATCTCAGGGATGAAGGTTGCTGCGGTAGTGTTAGTTACTTGCGGGGTAGGATATGCCATGTTAATTCTCCAAAAAAGTTAGGTCACCGAACCCGACCTTCTGCGTAAGCTGTGAGAATTTCTTCGTTCAAAGCCTCGTAGCGTGACGGGTCTGTCATCTTGAGCCGGATCAGGTCTGCCCTGCGATAAACTCTTTTAGAACTCTCGCCGCTTCCACCTACATCAACTTGCGCCGCCTTCATGCTCTTAGTTCGAGTAGCGTCTGACGCTTTTTCGGACTGTTGGGCTTTGGTGCCGCGCAACTCTTTATAGGTAGACAGCAGTTCATTCGCCGAATCGTAGTCAAAGTCGCCGTCAGCGCGAGCATAAAGTCCAACTCGAATAGGTGATGCTTTTACCCATTCTTGGAATCCTGATTCATTCACGATTTGCGCGAAGTCAGGATGCTCTTTTGACAGTTTTTGTTGAATCTGCATCTTTTTGAACTCTAGGCCAGCTTGTCTGGCGGCGAGCACATCAGGATGCTTGTCGATTGTCGATTGCACCGCCTTTTGCGGGTTCTCAAAAAAATCTATTTCCGGCTCTACTTGTGTAGCGGGTTGCTTAGATTCGAGGTTTTGCTTGAGGAGCTCGTCAGCCAATCTGCGAACTTCGCCGACCTCCTGGGCCTGCTTACCAATCAGCTTCTCAGCCTCCTGGTGCATTCGCACAACGTCTTCCAAACTTTTCGACCTGTATTTCTCAGGAAGTTCGGACTTCTGTTCTTCGACTTCCAACTCGCCAAGCTCTTCGTTTTCTTTGTCAACCAACATACGGGTTCCTGCCTTTTCGGTTGTAGGAGAATCAACGCGACATTGCTGTTTATGCGTTGGCTTTGCGCTCTTGCGCTAACTTGTCACGGTGCTTTTTGTCAAATTTCCCCCAAGAAGAAGGAAAATCGCCAGACCACCCCTCCAAGTTAATGCTTGGTGCGCTGATGACACGGGAGGCGAACCCCCCGCATCTGCACATAACACTGACCGACTCATAATCTGTCAATGACTCTGTGCGTTGTCCGCATTCGCAGACAAATTCATACATTCTTTTCACTTAGTTCCTCGTAAGCCTGTTCGCTGACCCCTCTGAGGTTTTTCAGCCAGATCAGAATTGACAATTCACCTCGCCTGAAGTGTAAAGTCTTTTCATCTGCAATTGCGCCAATATTATTGAGAGACTCTACCATCTTGTCAACATCCTCCATCAGGTCGATCCAACCCTGCTGGGAAAGCATACTAAAGCGCTCTTCGTAATATTTCTGGAGTTCAGGTGTCACGGGTTGCCTGTCTAATAATGAAAATAACGATTGTGCCAAGAATGGACACTGTCAGTACAACGCCAACAATCTGAGCTATAAAAAGCCTCTGACCCGCAACGCGCTTGCGTTCAATCAGCGCCGCTCTTTCAGCAGTCGCCCGCGCTTGTTTGATCTTCATCCGCTCTTTGAGCATCATCTCCCACAGCTCAGGGTAGCCGCCATAGACAAGCTGATGCTTGAGCTGCTCCTCTGCTTCGCGCAGGGCGTTGGCCTGCATGACAATCTCCATTGCTTTGCCGGTATCTGACTGGCCCTTCTTGGCTTTGTCGTTAGCCGCCTTCTGGACGACATCCTTCGCGTCAAAAAACTTGCCGAACTCACCCACCAGACCGTTGATGTCCTTGCCTAGCTTGATGGCCTTCTGGATGCCAGCGACCGCAGCCTGGGCGGCAGCGAATGCTGTTATGGGATCCATAGCACCCAAAATCCAAGTTTAATCAACGCCAGTACAGCCGCCAAAATAATGCTTGCAAGCAAGAAGGCAAAGAACCAGTCAAGCATTTCTCTTCCTCCACTGCAAGCAAACCACTTTGAACTTCACATAGTCTTCGTACATCCACCGCACGCACTCGTACTCAACCGGCTTTGGTGGAGGCTGTTGCGCGAGGAGGGCCAGCGTTAATGCCGCAGCAAACTTGCCCAGATGACGCCCGCCATTGACAAAATCATTACCCCCGCGACTTTGAGCAGGATGCCTTCAATGCGTTTCAAGCGAGCATTGATCTGCTCGTACCGGACGGCGCAGATCTCTTCATGCGTCATCAGCTTGGCGGCAGTCATGTCAATCGTGTCCATGATTATTCCTCAGCAGGCAGGGGCGTGTTGCCTTCAGCCAGCCACGCGAGGTACTCAGCGTAATCGCGATTTTGCGGGTCGAAGGGGATGAAGGCGTTGTCGGCAATGCGCTTTATACATTGAAAATCATTTACAAGCTGATACATATTAAAGCTCCGCTACAAGAAGAAAACAGTTTGTAAGACACAA